CTAAAGAACAATTTGAAGATGATGCAGATGAATTACTAGAGTTATAATATGGATTTAGTATTTGACATAGAGACTGATGATCTTAAAGCAACGAAGATACATTGTGTTGTTGCTCAAGACCCCGCTACAGGAACTTTATATAAATATCCCCCGGATAAATTAGAAGAAGGTTATGCTCTTCTAGAACAAGCAGAAAAACTTATTGGTCATAACATCATAGGCTTTGATATACCAATGGTTGAAAAGTTTGGTAAGGTAAAACTTTCTCACAAACCAGTTGTAGATACATTAGTTATGTCAAGACTATTCAATCCTGTTAGAGAAGGTGGACATAGTTTAGAAAAGTGGGGTTTTCGTTTAGGCTTTAGAAAGATAGAGTTTGAAGATTACCTTAACTATTCAAAAGAAATGATGGACTATTGTGTTCGTGATGTTCAATTAAATACTGTTCTCTTTAAACACCTTCGCAATGAAGGTAAAGGTTTTAATAAAGAATCTGTTTCATTAGAACAAGCAGTAGCAAAAGTAATTAAAGATCAAGAACTCAATGGATTTAAGTTTGATTCGAAACATGCTGAGATGTTATTAGCAGAACTAAGACATCTTATGCAAGAAGCAGAGGATGAAGTTCATCGAGTATTTAAACCCAAGATGATTGATCTTAAAGATGTTCAACCTAGATTAAAGAAAGACGGAACATTATCTAAACAAGGATTAACTCCAGAAGAATTTGAAGAACGCTCCCCTACCAACGATATTACCCCCTTTACCAGAAGAAAGTTACAAGACTTTAATCTTGGCTCACGAAAACAAATAGGAGAATACCTAGTTGAGTTTGGTTGGAAACCTAAGAAGTTTACTCCTACCGGTCAACCTATTGTAGATGAAACTACATTAGCACGTATTGATTCTATACCACAAGCAAAACTTATTGCTGATTATTTACTATATCAAAAAAGAATTGCACAGATTGATTCATGGATAGCTGCTCTTGATAAAGACGGTCGTGTACATGGGTTTGTTATACCGAACGGTACAATCACAGGAAGAATGAGTCACAGAAATCCTAACATGGCTCAAGTGCCTAACATTCATAGCCCTTTTGGTGCAGAGTGTAGAGCATGTTGGACAATAGAAGACGGTTATAAATTAGTAGGTATTGATGCTTCTAGTTTAGAACTAAGAATGCTTGCTCATTACATGCAAGACGAGGAGTTTATAAATGAAATCATTGACGGAGATATACACACCCTTAATCAAAAAGCTGCAGGACTTGAATCTAGAGATCAGGCAAAGACTTTCATCTATGCCCTCATATACGGAGCAGGAGATGCAAAACTTGGAAGAGTGGTTGGTGGAAATCAAAAAGATGGCAAGCGACTTAGAGAACAATTCTTTGATAGTAATCCATCATTTAAATCTCTTAGAGATAAAGTTCAAAGAGCATCAGCAAAGAACTTCCTTAAAGGATTAGACGGAAGAAAACTTTTAATTCGCACACAGCACGCTGCTCTCAACACTTTATTACAAGGTGGAGGAGCTATCGTGATGAAGCGTGGTTTAGTTATGTTAGATGCTGCAATTAAATTAAATACACTAGATGCTAAGTTTGTAGCTAACATTCATGACGAATGGCAAATGGAAGTTAGAGAAGATATAGCAGACTTTGTAGGTGAACTGGCAGTCAACTGTATTATTAAAGCAGGAGAGTATTATAATCTTAGATGCCCAATGGATGGAGAATATAAGGTTGGGGAGAACTGGAGTGAAACACATTAACACTAAAATATGTACTAGGTGTCACGTAGAAAAACCTGCTACTAGAAAATATTTTCCAACACGAGAAAAAGGAATTTTACGTGCTGACTGTCGTGTCTGTTATAATGAATGGCGAAGAGAAAGCCCTAAATATGCAAAGACATCTATAATAAGTGAATGTAAACGTAGAGCTACCGAAAAGAATAGAGAGTTTTCTTTAGATAAAGATGAATTAGAATTTCCAAAAATGTGTCCTGTCTTAAATTTAGAATTAAAACATGGTAGAGATGATTGGCAAAACTCTCCTAATATAGATCGTATTGATAATAATAAAGGCTATACTATGGACAATGTTATTGTTGTTTCAGCTTTAGCTAATACAATTAAAACATCTGCAACTCCAGATCAAATTATAAAAGTAGGTGAGTTTTATAAAAAACTTTACGAAGAAAAAGGAATTAAAAGTGAGAAAGAAAAAGCTTGACACTTTAGTAGATGATATCTACAAAAAACTTTCTGTACTTGGCGAGGGTAAATCACTTAACCTATCTGACGAAGTTATAGATAAGTTTGGTGAAGACATGAAAGAAGTCTTACGTCATTGGGCTACACCTACTGAAAGATCAGAAGGAACATTACGTATGTCAAACATTGGTAGACCTAATAGGCAACTATGGTATGACATGAAAGCAGCACCACAAGAGAACATGATTACTCCTAGCACCTTTGTTAAGTTTCTTTATGGTCATATGTTAGAAGAGGTAGTCTTATTATTAGTTAGACTAGCCGGACATAATGTAGAGCATGAACAGAAGAATGTAAAAGTAAAAGGAATAGAA